GGAACAAGGTTAAAAACTCCTGTCTTTAATACTGCCGCTAAATCACGTTTAGTTATTACTGGTATTCCTCTGTAATATTTCAGGCTCGGCTTGTATGCTTCTTCGATCAAAGTTTGTTGCTTTGGCAACTGCTTTAGCTTAGCCTCCATTTCGTGAAAGCGTTGGACATAAGAAGCTGTAAATATTGCACCTTTTCTTCCAGTCTGCTTATGAGCTAAAAACTCACAACCTTTTTTAGTGATTTTATAACTCCTCAATGTGCGACCAATCTTATCCTTGTAAGTTGCTGCTTGAAAAAATTCGTTGAGCCCAACTTTGGACTGAATGAGATATTCGGCATAAACGCTTATATCTCTTAATAAATGTTTATGCTCTTTTTCCAACATTTTAGCGACTTCACGGCTATCCAAGCTTAATGTTTGCAAATTGTTCATTTTAATAACTCCTTTCAATTTGAAAGAAGTTCCCCTATATGATACAATATTTCACAGAGGGAAACCTCAGCTAAAATGTACTCGCTTATCTTTCCACGGAGGGCGGGTACATTTATTTTTTTATGTCGCATTTCAACTTTTTTATTCCTCGACGTATAGCTTCATTTCTTCCAACTTGCTCTTGGCTACAATATTCATCTAGAATTTCTTTGCATTCTTCATCAAATCTAACTGTAGCTTGATACGTCTGTGGATTTTCAGTCGGACGACCCATTTTGGCGTTCAATCATTTCACCTCACTTTTGAACCTCAAATATATATTATATTTTTGAACTTCAAAAGTCAAGCATTTTTATTGTTTTATAATCATCACTTATACTCTATAATATTTGTGAAGTTTTTGAAAAATATGTTATAATGTTAAAAATGATAAAGAATTGGAGATGTTTTTATGTTGAAAAAAATCCTTAAATGGGGAGCAGGTCTTATCGTTTTACTGGTTTTAATTGGAAGTTGTGCAGGAGATAACTCTACAAAATCAACTTCTTCCTCAGCTACGACTAAAGCCACGCAAGACGCACCTAAAGTAAAAACTTATTCAGCAGGCCAATATAAAATTGGTAAAGACTTGCCTGCCGGAGAGTACGTTGTTATCTCAAATGGCGACAGTTATATTGAACTGGCCAGCGATTCAACTGGTAATTTCAGCAGTATCATAGCAAATGATGTCTTTAAAAACAGAAGTGTTATTACAGTTCAAGACGGTCAATATCTAAAAGTACAACGTGGTACTATCTATGCGGCCAAAGATGCACCTAAAGTAGAATTAAAAAATGGTATGTTGCCTTCCGGTATGTACAAAGTAGGTATTGATTTTCCTGCTGGAGAATACAAAGTCACTTCTAACGGTGGAGACAGCTATATCGAAGTCTCCAGAGATAGCAGCCACAATATGAGTTCCATTATTTCCAATGATTTATTCACAGGAGACCGTTACATCCAGGTATCTGATGGTCAATATTTAAAATTCTTCAACTGCGAAGTAAAAATCAAATAAGAAAGAAGTGTTATTCATGAAAAAATTAACTGCTCTATTTTTAATTTTAGTTTTTACATTAGCTTTAGCCGCTACGGCGTTTGCTCATCCAGGTAGAACGGATTCTAACGGTGGACATTGGGATAGAAGAACCGGAACATACCATAAACATTAACTTTCCCATTAAAAAAGCACTCCTTAAGGAGTGCTTTTTTATTATATATACCCTTTGCTTCTTAACGCAAAAACAACATCAATTTGTCCATTATGTGTTTTTTTACCTTTATTCATTTTTACTCTCCAAAATCTTCCAGGAGGCATATTCTTAATTTCAACCTCTTCTATTTCATTCATATTATCTAATATATCCAATGCCTCCCTGGCATAACTTGCATTCTTACCATTTTTGCAATCGACCCCAACTAAATACAAAAAAACATTTCTAGGACATCCTTTCGCAATACTGCTCGGCTTCCCTTCAAATATCTTTTCCACTGCAATTTGCCACGCTTCTCTCGCCAGTATTCCCTCATTTTTCACCAGTTCAAAAGCCATAATCGCACTCTGTCCATAACCTTTATATTTCATTTTAACACCTCATAAAATATTATGAGGTTATTATAACATACTTTTCTATCTCCTCACCTAATTTATCTCCACAGTTTCTCCTCTAATAGTAACACTGCCACCAGCAATAATACTAATATCACCTGTAGCATTTACAGTTAAACTTCCGGATTTACGATCATGCTTTATAACAGTACCATCACCAAATTTTACAGCCCTTACATCAGCACTTCGCTCCTGCGGTGCGTCCTCTGCCGAAAAAAAAGATCCTAAAATAAACCCTTCATTTAGTCCCTGTCCACTTTTATTTGGCAGCATTAAGCACAGAACCTGTTCATCAATATCAGGTATCCAGTAATCCTTATCAACCATGCTTCCGCGATTTACAATCATCAAATTACCAGATACCAAATCGTCTTTATCAGAAAAAGCTACTCTTGCAGTATTTGTATTGACGTCAATAGAAGATACCCTCCCGATACGAATTATGTTTTTTATAAAATTAGTATCCATTTAAACACCTTCTTACATCGATATTTGTCGTATAACCGCTGCCAATATCATGTGATGCTCTGGTTATCAAGTACTTATCATCAAAAGCTCCAAATCCTAATAAATTAACTGTAACGCCAGATAATAAGATGAAGTTACCCAACATATTTAAAGATCCGGTAACTTCATCCTTATTTTTTTCGCGCAACCGTTTTTTTGCTAAATTCAATGCTGCTGCAACACTTTCAACTTGTTCATTTACTTGCAGTGTTTTTCCTTTTTTACCCGCAACAGTATAAGTTGCCTCAATATTAGATTTTGAACTGCCCTGCTGATAACTAACTCTGCAGGCAGCATAGATATCTCTAATTTTAGTACGCAGACTGTAGCCAGTACCAACAAACAAATATTTCATTCCAGACTCTTTTTTATAAACGGTACCTGGTTTTACTATTGTTATCTTTGCTTTTTCCGCTTCATATTTTGCTTCATCAAAAATAATGATTTTTTTATCACTTATTTTCAGTGCCAGACCTTTATCCTTACAAATTGCATATAAAAAAGATAAATCAGACTGTTCTGTCTGTTCGGCTCTATCCAATACCGGATTTTCTTCTGTGTCCCAAAACAATGACATTCCTGCAGCTGAAGCTATATCATTAGCGATTACCTGCAGCTTTGCCTTTTCCCAACTCCGACTACGTTCAGTACCTCTAAGAGTATTATTATCAGGCACGGAAACTGCTTTTATTTGTACTTCTGACGGATAGCCGTTGCTTGTTATTTCATCGATTTCAAACAATCCCAAACGCAAACTTTGTGGTAACGCCGACAAAGTTTGCCAATATTTTTGCTGAAGCGTTGCATCTAGAAGTGTACCTTTTTCCGGTATCCATGTCGATTGCCAAAGCCCCGCCTTGTCTTCCAGTGTTATCTGCAAATCATCGGCTTCTCCCGATAGATTATCGGTATAGCTGATGCTTTTTAGATATTTACTGATATCAACTGAGATATCTTTATTATTATATTTTATGATTGCCGATATTCTACGTGCTTCCATTTAACGCCTCCATGGTGGTAACAAACTAGTTGGGGTAGGCTTTTCATAATCCGGCACATCCAAAATAATACCTGCTGGAAAAACAACTATGTCAGCATATTGCTGATTTGCTTCCAGCAGCGCGTTTACGCCACTTTCATCGTCATATAACTTTTTTGCTATACCATCCCACATATCGCCCTGAATTGTGTAATAGGTTTTAGCCATACGAAAGCCTCCTGTTCTGATTCTGCACTTCTGCCAACATTGCTTTAAACTCACGCATTTTTTGATCTAACAAAGTTGAAATTTCAGCAGTATCGGCATTCCCTTGTACGGTGATCTGCGGCGCAAAGGTAGCCGTTATTCCGCCACCAGTTCCCAATGGATTCCCCATGATTTCATTAGTTTTGGCCAACAATCCTATATTACGTCTATTGGGAGTATGCGGTATCGCGCTTTCACCAGAGTTTTCCGCAAAAGTAGTAAGAAATGTCCCCCTGCCATAAATACCGCCATACGCATTTTCTGCAACCTCTGCACCATTACCGGATGCCGTAATATTAACTTTGCCAAAAATAGGTGTAGATAAAAAATTACTAATAGATTGCCATTTTTCGCGAAGCCAGGTTTCGGCACTTGTAAATTGTTCCTGAATATAACTTGTGAATCTAAATATTGCAGCAGATGGATTATCCCAAAAATAATCCCAATATGCCGCTAATGTATCCCAGTTAGCAATTATTGCAGTAACCGCGCCAATGATCCAACCTACAGGCCCAGTGACAAAAAAGGCTATTCTAGCTATTGGACTGTCCCACAAAGTTGTAAAGAACTGTTTGACTGTATCCCAATGCCTGTATAAAATAGTTCCGGCAACGACTAATAAACTGATTCCAATCAATAACCAACCAATAGGGCAAGCTGCCATAGCCGCATTTACCAACATCATTCCACCACTCCACAGCTTCGTTGCCAAAGCCACAGTCCTTTGTGTGCCGGCAAGAAGCATTGTTTTTGATCTTAATACTGCCGTACAATTTCCCAAAGTCGTCTGCCATAAAGCACAGGTAGCCATAAACGCATTATAGCCGGAGATAATAGCTCTACCCGTTTTAAATGTAAGCCATAATAACCCAAAAGTTCCAATAGTGTATATGATCCCCTGTGCTACTATTGGGTGTGCTGTAGCTAAAGCCGATAACTTCCCCGTCCATACAGCTAAAGAATCACCTACATTAGCTATGACAGGTAAAAATCCATTTGCTAATGATATTTGCAACGACTCAAATGCCGAAGAAAGACGTATAATTGCACCTTCTGCATTAGCATTCATCTGCTTTGCCATTTTTTCAGACGCACCATCACTGTTAACTAAAGAATTTGTCAAATCACCAAGCACTTTAGGTCCTGCCTGTAGTACTGCCAGCCACCCCGCTGCTGCCTGCTGCCCGAAAATAGCTTTCGACATAGCCAGCTGTTCTTCTTTACTTAATCCTTTCATTCGTTCTTGCAATTGGCCTACTATGATAGCCATCTTTTGAGGTCCTTCTGCATTGCCAGTTTCAATACCCAAAGTTTTTAAAGCCATTGCAGCTTCTTTTTGTTCATTTGTCAAATCTTCCATTGACAGCCCCAGCTGCTCTAGCGCTTTACTTGCCATTTTAGGCGGTCCGGCCAATCTAATTAAACCAGCTCTCAGCGCTGTACCTGCATTACTCGCTTTAATGCCACTATTAGCCATAATACCTGCTAAAGCGGCTGTCTCCTCCATCGATGCCCCAAATGCGTGTGCTACAGGAGCAGCATATTTCATCGTTTCTCCCAACATTTCCACATTAGTATTTGTGGATGTTATAGTAACAGCATAAACATCAGCCATATGTTGCGCTTTATCAGCACTTAAACCAAAAGCAGTCAGATTATCAGAAACAATATCTGCAGTACGTGCTAAATCAGTATTGCCGGCAGCAGCTAAATTTAATAATCCTGGCATACCTGCAACAATCTCATTTGTCTTCCAACCGGCCATCCCCAGATAACTCATTGCTTCAGCGGATTGCGTCGCAGTAAACTTTGTTTGTTCGCCCAATGACCTTGCTGTTTGCGTCAACAAAGATAATTCAGGCCCTGTAGCATTTGCAATAGCACCAACTTTCGACATAGCAAATTCAAATTTCATTGCAGTCTGAGCTGCAGAGATGAACGGCTGAGCAATAGTGCCAATAGCAGCTGCGGTAGTTAAGAAACTTTGGCGTCTCTCTACAAACTGAGAATTTGCAATATTTTTTTTATTCAATCTATCCTGTAACAACTTCTGTTGTTGCTGAGTTTTATTAAGCGTATCTTGATATCTACCCATTTTTCTTTCATATTGCTCCACGCTCATAGCTCCATTAGTAAACTCAGCATTTAATTTTTTTTGAGCAAGATCTATTCTTTTAACAGTCTGTTGTAATTCTGTCAATTGCGAATTTGCCATCTTGGTCGATGATGTAAAACTATTAGATAGCATTCCATTTATAACAAATGCTGTCGTAAATATATTCGCCATTTTTTGCCTCCATTAAAAATTTATAGTATAATAACTATAAAGAGGTGAGCTTTATGATTATTCTTGCAATTTTGTTTTGTATTGGTTTTATATTGATGTGTATAGTCGGGTTCTTTCATGCAATGATAAAAAATAGACGGGAAGAAAAAGCATTACAATATGATTCTTCTGCTAAATATGATGGCGTCTACAAGCCCCTCTATGATCCTGACACATATGATGGCATTCACGATCCAGAAGTGATAGCAGCATTAAAAGATTGTGACGAAGTTTGTTCGCGTTCCCCAATAAAAAAAGAATATTTACGTTAAAAGCCCACAGCATTATTCATGCAGTGGGCTTTCTTTTTTTATTTACGGCACTTATTGTTTCAAGCCATTTCTCTAATTCGTTCACTGGTTGATTAAACCAAAAATGAACATTACCATATTCAAATAAGCATACTGCTATTTCCCGGATAACTCCTGCAGGGCTTGATCGGTCAAAGTGCCTACTAAAAAAACTGATACATTAGAAGTCACTGCAACATATTCCCTAATTGGCAAACCCTTAATATCATCAATTGTGACACCTAAAACCTTCGCCGCAATAACAGCATGGAATGTTTTAGAGTACACAATTTCCGGGGTACCATCTCCAAGAATCCTTGCCTGCTGCTCTGCGGCCGCAAAATCATATCCCGTTAGTTCTCCCAATCCTTGTTTAAGTTTTTTATAATCTACTTTCATCATTTACCTCCAAATTTTAAAAGGGGCACCACTCTGCGAGCCGCCCCCTTTATTTATTTTTAATTCAGACCCAACGCCTCACGGACATCGGCAAGATAGTCAGTACCGCCAATATTAGAAATATAATTATATTTATCAACTTCCATCACGGTTTCGCCAGCAATAATCACTTTAATATAATTAGTTTCAATGGTGTTGCTGGAGCCGGTAGTCGTTCCAACGTCTAATTTGCCGAGTTCGGTTTTTTTCGGCACGCCGCGGATCACGCATTTTACAGCCTTTACGACGTACTCACTTTTTTCAGGGTCGTAAAACTGCTGCGCGCCGCGCAGGTCTAAGCTAACCCCCTTTTGAGATGCCAGGTTCATTCCAGGTTTAGAAATAGTACGCCAGTTAAGTACAGTTTCCATACTCCCAAAGTGCCCTAAAACAGGACTGTCTACCTCACCGGCAATACCAGCACCCTTTACTGTTTCGGTCATTGCATCCAAAGACGGTAGCTGGACATCAGTTACGCCAAGAAGATCATTTCCGTCATTATAGGCTCTAAAGTTAATTAGCTTTTCCGGAACAACATTATTACTCATCTTTCATCCTCCTCATTAACCAAACAACGTCTCAAGATAAGACGTATCAAACTCGATCGTATTTTCAATTACACGTGCCGGCACCGGCGGCGTAAAATAAGTATGGAATCTTACAATACCGTCCATCTGATCTGTTGTTGGATTCTCCTCTTTCAAATATTCAATTCTTCCACCAAGCAAGAACCCTCTTGAAACAAATCCATTAATGCGAATATTTTCGCTATCCACGACAAGATCAATAAGTCGTTTGTTCATCGGGTTATCTACTTTAGACCAATAACTTTGAATAAAGGTCTGTGCATGCCAATTAAACATACGCCGTAAACAAATAAAATTATCTTTTACATCTGTATTTGCAGGATAACAACCAGTACGATTCCCCCACAACTTCCATCCACCGATAAAGTTCAGAGCAGTAACTACACCCTGCCCATTAAGATAATTAGCTTGTTCCAGATCCAAAACTACTTCAGTTCCATCAGACAAACATAAACTATCCATTTGTATATTTTTATTTGAAGGACTTTCATAGGGAATATCATCATTTTTTGCATCCAAAACGCCCATCGCACCCATTACCGCAGTAGAAAGATGATATTTCTTTTCGCCAAGTTTTACCATAGGCCAGCAGACTATTTGATCCACTCCAACATAATTGTTATTATTTTTCCAAGCCGGAACATCGGTATATTTTCTTACTGTGTCAGCCGGAACATCTACCAAAACAGAAGCTTTAAACAAACCGTTAATAGTACTTGCTTTGGCAGTCATAACAGCTGCCACTTCCGGATCATGTGTCCAACCAGGAGCAAGCACCATACCAGGTACTAAACGATACAGAGGAAATACTTTTGAAAGATTCTCAAGACCTGTGTATGCGCCCGTACTGATATCAATACCACCAATAATGTCATCCTTATCCACGGCTGAGGGATCAATTTTTTCATAGTCCAAAAAAGCACTGTCTGTAAGCTGTCCGCCACTTAATGCAGTAATTACTAAATTCCCATCACTGTCAAAAGCAGCTTCATAGTCAACGCCTTCCGTCAACGGTTGTCCGGCAGATGCTTTTTTTACTTTCAATGTTTCAAGTAACACTGGATCATTTACAATCACAGTTTTTTCACTGTTGAACTGAACCTCTTTATCACTGACCGGCGCTTTATGTTTTTTGGGATCTAAAACATTAACAAAAACTGTCGGTGAAACTGCATAAAGCGAATATTGGCTATAAATAGTTTCACAAAGAGTGTATTTCTCCCAATCTTCACTGTATCCCATAGCCGCTACCGCTTCTGCATATGTATAGCACAAAATAGGTTTATTAACCTCTGCTCTGTTACTTGCCAAATGAATTGGAGCCGTACCAAAAACAACTGGTAACCCAGCAGTAGAATTTACTGCCGGAACAATAGATGTTGGCACCTCAGATGTATATACGCCATGCTTATATGCCATATGTTATTCCTCCTTTTCTGCCAAAACAGCAGCTTGGT